TTGGTGGTTTATTGATCACTAAAGGATTAATCGACGAATCAATGTTAACTGAAGTAGTGGGTGCTTTAACTACATTATCCGGAGTAATCTGGTCTATTGTCGCAAAAAACAAAGCATAAATCTTAAACTAAGCCCGTTAAATCGGGCTTTTTATATATTTATATTTTTTTAAGAGTATGGAATTATTAGTCGCTTTTATAACTGGAGTAATGGGTCCAGTTTTGATAATTTTAGTAAAATATTATTTGGATCAGAAAAAGAAAAACAAACCTGATATTGTTATGGATACATTAAGGGTTAGTGAACTGGTCAATTCAAAAATCGAACATATAAAAGATGAATTTGATGCCGATAGAGTATGGGTATCTCAATTTCATAATGGAGGTAATTTTTACCCAACAGGTAAATCAATTGCAAAATTTTCAATTATGTATGAAACAGTAGGTCAAAATGCGGTTTCGGTACAAACAACTTTCAAAAACATTCCGGTTAATTTATTTTCAAAATCAATTAATGAATTATTAAATAATGACACTATTGAAATTACAAATGTTCACGACCAAAATGTTGACACATATGGGTTACGAAGTATTGCAGATCAATCGGGATGTAGATCTACTTATTTATTCGCAATAAAAACTATTGAAGATCGATTCATTGGAATTTTGTGTGTTGATTACACATCAGATTATAGAAATTTAGATCTAGAAGAAATCAATCACCTACAAGTTCAAGCAACTTCAATTGGTGGTGTTTTAATGAGTTATTTGAATCAGTAAGATTTTTTTACTATATTTGTAGTATGAATATCTTCTTTTTAGATTTTGATACCACAAAATGTGCAAAATACCACTGTGATAAACATGTGGTTAAAATGATATTGGAAACCGCACAACTATTATGTGGTGTTCATCACACCACCCCCCAAGTTACCCCACAAGTTCCCTACAAGTTATCCCACAAAAATCACCCATGTGCAATATGGACTCGTGAAAGTTTATCAAACTACTTATATCTTTGTGATCTTGGTTTAGAATTATGTAAGGAATATAGTTTTAGATATGGTAAAACACATAAGTCACAACAAGTAATCGAGTGGTGTCTCGATAATAAACCAAACATAATTGATAAAGGTTTTACCACACCCCCAAAAGCAATGCCCGATGAATATAAAGTAAGTGATGTTATAGAATCATATCGAAATTACTATATAGGAGCAAAAAAAGATTTCGCCAAATGGAAAAATAGAGACGTACCTGATTGGTTTTCAAATACTAAAGTATTTATATAGAAAACTTTTAATGTCTGTTAATGAAAATAAATTACTTAATGAATCTTTAGATTACAAAGATATTTCCGGAACATCAACTTTTAAGTCAAAAAAACTTAAAGAAGATAAATACTTTATATTACATCATACCGCAGGTCGAGGAACTGCCGCTGATGTTATGAATATATTAAATAGAAGAGGACTTGGAGTTCAATGGATTATTGATAGAGAAGGAAAATTATATAAATCATTACCATCCGGAGCAAAAGGTGCTCATATTAAAGCAATAAGAACATCAGTTCCGAAAGATATGGGCAATAGTACAACACAGGGTGTTGAAATAATTGCAAGTGATGATGGAGACATACTTCCAAAACAATGTGCAACAGCACTCAAATTAGTTAAAAGTCTTGGGTATCAAATGTCTGAAATTTATGGACATGGCGAGGTTTCAACTAATAAACAACCAAGTGAAGGAAAAACCTGTAAGGCTTTTATAAGAAAAAACTGGAACAAACAAGAATCCGAACTTTCTTTATCATCTGGTGGAAAAGATGAAATTGACCCTAAAGATTTAAAATTATTAGATATGTTGGGTATTGACATTAAAAAACTTAAAACCCAGTTTAAATCGGAGTTATCCAAAGTAGTAAAAGATATATTGAGTAAAAAAAGTCCTATCAAAGAAGATATTGATAGAATAAATGATGTGATGAAAAAAATTCTATAAATTTTTTAATTATGGATATTGTTTACCCATTAGAAAAAAAAGGTGTAATAACCTCTGATTATGGACCAAGGGGCGGTGGTCAACATCGAGGCATTGATATTGGTGTTCCAAAAGGAACAAATGTCAAATCTATATATGATGGAGACGTTGTAAGGTCCGATATGATCGACAAAGATGGTTATGGTAATTTTATAATTATAAAACACAATATTGATGGTCAAACGGTGTATTCAGGTTATGCTCATTTAACAAAAAGAAATGTAAATGAGGGTGATAAAGTTAAAAAAGGACAAACTATTGGATTATCTGGTGGATCACAAGGTAAAGAAAATGGTGCAGGAAATTCAAAAAAAGATCATTTACACTTTGAAATAAGAAAATCAAAAGATGGGAACTGGATTAATCCGGAAAGTTTTTTAAGTGGTGGAATTGCTTCGGGAACCATTGGAGATGAAATTTCAAATTTTAAAATGGGACTATTTGGTAAAGAACCAATTAAAATTATCCAAACTCCAGAAGATCACGCTAAACGTTCTTCAAGTGATTGGTCATCAAGTCACGCATGGGACATTCAAGGACCAATCGGAACATCTATATTTTCACTTACTAAAGGTAAGGTCTCAAAAATATTTGAGTCCAAACCAGGAAGTACCGGAATATTTGGAACTCAATTATCTATTCAAGGAACCGATGGTTATCCTAGTATTTTTTACACACATATAGATAATGTAAAATTAGAAGTTGGTGATGAAGTACAACCAGGTCAATACATAGGTAAAATTACAAGATGGGAGTCTAACCCAAGTGCAAGTCACGTTCATATTGGAATTGATGGTAGAGATATTTTTGATTTTATGGATAAAGATGGTAAAATAAAAAATGTTGACCCTGAACTAATGGCATCAATTGGCACATCACTTGACAATATAAGTTTTTTAGGAATTGATTTTGGTAAATTTTTCCAAAAAATTATTAAATCAGTTAAGGACTTTGACGCTAAAAACAAAAAAGAATATGCAAAACATAAGGAAATGTATGAGGAGGTTGATAGAGTTAAAGATATTATGAAAAAAGTTTTATAACTTTCTTGTCTTTACCATATATTTATATTATTATTTCACCATAACAAAAACATTATGGAAGAAAATACACAAGAAATCGAAATTTTTTATTACTACAACGACAAAGGAATGGAACTTTATACTCCAAATGTAGAGTTTGCGAAAATTCAAGCAAACAAATACGGTACCTTTAAAGTTTTTGTAAAGAAAAATTAAAAAAAGTTCACAAAGTACTTGACAGATTGAAATAAATCACTTAACTTTGTAAAACAATTCAGGAAAAGACCTGATACGTTCTTTGAAAAAATAGATTATCCATTCAAGATAAGTTTTGTCAGATTCTTTGACAAGTAATTGGAATGAAATTTCCTTCTTTGATTGATAAAGATATTGGGCCGTGTATGGTCCATGAAATAAACTACGAAAGTAGGATAAAGTGAACCAATTGTGTTGATTGGTTTGCGGCTTCTTTTTGGAGCTTGAGTACACAAGCGGGATACCGCTTAACCTTTAGTACCGAGGGCAACGCTGTAGGGAAAGTGGTTAGGTGATTTGGCGATGTGGGTCGTCAAATTGAGGTGGGAACACCAATAGGAATAACTCGTAGGAATATTGCAAAACATGGGATTATCCAATTTCATTATTGCGTGTTCCAATATTAAAGGATACTTAAAACCGAAAGGTATGTTAGTGTACGGGTGGTGCCGTTATTAACCTTGACGAACTTCTACCAAGGGGTTAGTTTCGAAGTAGTCTTGAAATATGGAGATGGGGACATTTCAGAGAGTAGTTGAGTATCGACTCGTTCAAAAGATGGGTTGGCTTGGTTGGCGGACCACTACTTTCATAATCCACGACACAAAAACTTATTATTATGATTAATAACAATTAAGAATAAATTAAGGAAAAGTGTCCGTCAGGTTTGGATGAAAGGTGACTACATAGTAATGAGCCGTTCATTGCACACAAAGATCCCAAGTCGATGTGTAATTATCCGAAAAACCTTTAATCCCGCAAGGACGAACTGGGGAGGCATCCTCGGAAAGAGTCAAGTAAGATGAGAGTAATTCAAACCTCAAGGAGTGGTAAACCTAAAAGACCGTCACTGGAAAGTACTTCTCAAAAGGAAGTGGATACGAGTAGAAACAATAATGACTCAAAAGATTTCCATCAAAACGTGTAATCTCAGCGTTTCTTTTTTAAAGTGGAGCCACCGGTAAATATTTAGGGACATGAGTCCCTTTTTTTGTTTATTAATATTTATCATTATGACGACAATTCATGAAGTCCAACAAATCTTAACAGTAAATACACCATTTGGCGAGGGTCAAGTTTTATTCATCATTGATTATGGTGTTCATAGAAATTCAATATGGGTATGCTCTTCATTCGAAGATGGCAAAATAAGACACTTTGACACTAATCAAATATCAGTAACGATCAACCACACTTTGAATTTTAATATGAAGGATAAATAAAAACTTATTTATAATTTTTAGATATCAATTTACAAAAGATAATCATTTCATCATGTGTCATGGAATTTTTTGCGTGATTACATGCGGTACTTATAAATTGTATATTACCTTTTATATATCCAAATTTACTATTTATTCGATCTAATGATGCGGTATTTATATTATTACCTCCTTCGTTCGGGTGTAATAGTTTTACCCCACTATAAATACATGTCCCACTTTGTTTTTCCCATTGATTTAAAAGATCTTGTAAATCAATATTATATTCATGAGATCTCTTTTTTATCCTTCTAAAATGTTCTCTGAGCCCTGTATAAACATCACGTCTATTACCAGATTTACCTTCCAGGTATTTAATATTTGACTCAACAAATTCCTTTAAATGATTGTGATTGTTCATACCAGAACATTTCCTAGAGCAATAATTTTTTCTGCCAATCTTTTTATTTCTATTTAATTCAGATTTATCTTTAAGAAACTCAATACCACAAGATGGGTTTGAGCAAATAGTCAATTCTTTTTTTCTCATGTTTTTTATTTATAAATATCTCCGTCTCCACAAAAACACCATCTCCACAAAAAAAAAAATAAAAAAATCCCACCATAATTAAATGATGGGATCAATTGGTGGACCTAGAGGGCTCCGACTCCCTCGTCCGGCTCGTTTTGTCAAAAAGACAACTACATGTTTAGGTTAAGATTTTTCATATCTTCCAAAATATTTGGTTCCTATTTTGACATTGTTACCAAAAACTGTGTCGAGTTCACTTTTGTTACGGTAGCCCTCTGAACGAGACCGTTGTTTTCTTTTAGAGTAAAAACCAACTCATCTACGACTTCTGTTACTAGGTATCTGTCTGACCGACCCTCCGTTTCCGTGAACCTATTAGGCTACAGTAACTTCAGAACCTCTTACTAACCCAAGAGTTTCCATTTTGTTTAGCACATTGCCAATTGTTGTTCGAATCAGTTTTTAACGAGTTTAATTCAGACCCGACATGCTCCTTTAATCCAACCAACGCCCGTCAAATCCAATATAGGCCCATATATTTTGTACGGTGTGTTTTCAATGAACTATTTATAAATACAAAGATAATAATATTTATCATATATGCCAAGTGAAACTTATGAATTTCTTGAAAAATTAAGTAATGGAGATTATTCAGAAATTTATTCATTTAATTATCCAGATGAACTAATCGGTCGTATTAATGAATCTTCTAAAAATCCAAGATCCACTCAAATAATAATCGAAATTGATAATGACCAAAAATATTTAAATATTTTGGGTGTTGATAATGAAGAAGATATCTGGGTTTGGAACCGGTTTGTTGATAATAGTCATTACTACGATTATTATAGTTGGGATA